ATAGCGTTACAGTAGAACTCGCAGCCAGTGTCGTAAACGCACCTGTAGAGGCTGAAGATGCGCCAATAGCAGTGCCGTCGATAGTGCCGCCATTGATGTCCGTAGTCGTCAGGACAGATGACGCAAGAGTCACTACACCCGTAGAGTCTGCAATAGAACCAGCAGCAGTACCGTCCTTGGCCTTGATGTTGGTGACTTCGAGGTTGGTCAGGTCAAGCGTGGTGGTATTTACATCCGTAGCGTTTAGGGTAGTTATATTTCCGGTTGTAGCACCAAGAGTCGTGAATGTACCTGCGGCGGCGGAGTTTGCTCCAATGGTAGTTCCGTCAATAGCTCCCGAGTCGATGTCAACCTTAGAAATATTTACTTCGCCAGTGCCGTTAGGTGTTAAGTCGATGTTACCGTTAGCGTCTGTAGAAGTAATGGCATTACCAGACAGGTTGAGGTTATCTACAGCAAGCTCGGTTGATACAGTAATTTTGCCGGTTGCGTCAGCGATAGTGGCTGCGGCTGTGCCGTCTTTTGCCTTGATGTTGGTGACTTCTAAGTTAGTTAGGTCAAGCGTTGTAGTATTAACAGTTGTGGCGTTAACAGTTGTGATGTTTCCAGTTGTGGCGCCAAGAGTCGTGAATGTTCCAGCAGCGGCAGAAGCCCCACCAATCGTAGTTCCGTCAATCGTTCCACCGTTTATATCAATCGTAGTGACCGAACCACCATTAGAAACCGTAGCCGCAGAAAAATCGACCGTCCCAGAAGCGGTTAAGTTAGTGACCGTAGCCGCAGCAGCAGAAACCCCGCCAATAACTGCACCATCAATAGTGCCACCATTCACATCAATAGTGGGGAAGAAGTCAGAAGCCTGAACTACGTTAGTGCCATCAGCATAGACGTGGGCTTTTTTACCGTTAGGGATGGTGATCCCTGTGCCAGCGGTAGTCTTAACTACAATGCTCTGTCCGCCAGTGGTGTTGTTCTCAACAAGGTACTGCTTCTCAATCGTGGGGACAATCAGGTTACGAGTAACCGTCAAGCTAACCCCAGAAGTAACATTAAGAATTAGGTTTCTAAACGTCTGGGTGGTGTTAGCGTCTGTATAACCTAGCGTTAAGTCAGCATCGGTAGAAAAGTTAGCCGTAGCCCGACCGGTGATAGCCTCTTCAAGCGCTGTGCCAAGGTTAGTATTGGTTGTGGTACCCCAAGTACCAGACTGTTCGCCGGTACCGATTAGTTCAATTTTTAGTGCAGAATAAGTGCTCGCCATTTTTACTCTCCGATCTGGACCCAGACCACTGTGTTACCGTCATTGACCGCAACCCAACTAGGAGGCTGCGAATCGTTAATATTTTGCCAATTTGGTGTCTGACTTTCGTCTACAGCGCTCCAGCCGGGTGTCTGGGAATCTGATACATTTTGCCAGTTTGGGTCTTGGTTGTCATTAACATCACCCCAAACCAGTACAGAGCCAACATAAGCATTTGCGCTAACGCCGACAAGGTAAACATCAGAGCCAGCTTGAGCCTGAACAGAGCCGACAGAAGCGACACCGGCGACGCCGGTTGCAACAATAGCCGAGTTACCCGAGACATTAACAGACCCGACAGACGCCGTTCCTTGGACACCTGTAAGGGTGACATTACCTGTACCCGTGACTTGAACAGACCCAACAGCACCATTAGCCGAAACGCCTGTAAGTGCAACATCTGCGTTACCTGTAACAGTAACAGAGCCAACACTACCAGTAGCCTCAACCCCTGTAACATTAGCGTTTGCATCGGCTGCAACAGCCACAACACCGACGAAACCAACAGCTTGGACGCCGGTAACAGTAACATTTGAAGTGCCTGTAACCTGAACAGAACCGACTGCCGCAACAGCCCCAAGCCCTGTGACGTTAACATTTGCATCCGCAGATACTTGAACAGACCCAACTGAGCCTGTTGCACTGATGTCGAGGACGCCTTGACCCCAGCCTTGATCACCCCAGCCAACACCGGAGGCGTTCCAGCCTTGGAAAGCGACGATGACATCAGCCACATCTCAACTCAAGCAATTCTAATAATTGCAGAAGAAGCGTCGGCGGTCGGGAAAATTACAGTAAAAGTGCCTGATGTAGACGTCTTAGCCCCACCAAAATCAAGCACACATACCGTTGGATTGGTATAAGTATGCGTAGGGGTGGAGTTATAAATCAGGGCGCCATAAGCTGTAATCGTCGCCGAAGTAAACGAAATATCCGAAAAATCCGTAAACGCCGTAGTGCTTGACGTAGTTGGATTTACGTTCGTTAGAGAGCCGCCGCCAGCCGAATACGTTCCAGAGTTAGCTACCTCATTAGACGACGTATACGCCGTTGTAGCCGCAGTGAAAGATGCGCTGTTGTCATAAAGCGCCAGCTTAAAAGTGTCGCCGTCAGGTGCCGCACGAAAATCATGGGCCCCCTCAAGGATTTGCTGTTTAAAGCTGGTGCACAAAAAATTTCCCGTAAACGCCATTTTAATCCTCCAAGAGCTTCAAAAGCTCAGAATTTCCCGATTGGGACAGTCGATTCGCAATAGTCACACGATCTTGACGAACTGCTTCCCTTAGATACGACTCAATAACCACCTTGATGTGAGCCTTAAATGCCTTAGCCTGCTCAGTAATCAAGGGGTGTGAATTTTCCCCAACACTAATAATTTTCTCTGTGGCTCTATCTGCGAGCTCTTCTGTGTTCAATCCTCTATTGCTGGTGGTGATTACACTAACCCCACCAAGAAGTGCGCTAATCATTAACTAACCTTTTGTCTAAACTGACCAGAACGATAAGCATCCTGACGCAATTTACCGTCGCCAAGAGACTTAAGAAGCGTAATAGACTGCAAATATAACTTGTCATATTGCTGAACCATGTCTGGCTCGCCCTTCATAAACCGAATGGCTTCGATTAGCGCACCATTTAGCAGTGCTGAGTCAAATTCAGTGCCCAGCCACGTCGTGCCAGCCGTAACAATAGACTCAGGGTATCTACCGTAGTGAAGTTCAGAAGAGTAGTTAGCGTCAGGAGTTGGTCCGAGGATAAGGGTGTCGGTATCAAAGATCGCATAGTGTTTTGGCAAACCTGTGGATGTGGGTACAGGATAGGCTTCACGAATGAAGTTAACGTCTTTGTTTAGCAGGTAGTGGTACTCACCAGCACCATCGATAACAGCTAGGGAGTAGACATACAAAAAGTCAGTGGGTAGGGACAAATACTTATTAGAAGCCGTCATGCTACCCGTGACGTTCCGACGCAGAGCCGGTATTTCTACGGTATTGTAGAGCTTCTGTTCAGCCTGCTCCGTGAACATGTCGAGCTGGGCATCTGTGAATTCATTCTCACAAATGTCCTTAATATTCTGTTTAAGCTCGGTGTAGTTCACGACTTACCCCATCTTTTTAGAAGCGCCCGTGCCCTTCGTTGCTGCACCCGTACCACGAATCTTAACAGTCTGCGTGTTAGGTACTTTGTTAGGATACCCATTCGTGTTAGGAACAGGAACGTTCTTTGGTTGTTTGTATTCCATGAGATACTCCTATGTAACATTTACGGTCACAGACCCTACCTGTCCGACAGCCACCAAGGGATTAGGCGTTAGTGTATCATCAAACCCCCTAGAACCACCAACAGGGTTCCAGCCCCAAAATATGTTTCTAGACGGTGATCTAGTGTAAGCAGTCAAGTCAGGTCTTGGATCACGTAACGCCTGTGGGTCCTCAACCGGATACATACCCTGCATATTCTGTGGGTGGTCCGGGTCCCAGCATTCTGGACAAACCAGTATATTTGTGTCTTTAGTACGGATAACAAGTTCTTTAAGCTGCTTTAACTTATATCGCTGCCCGCACCGATCACATTCGGCAATGGCCTTATAGCCAGAAGCAAACTTGTTACCCATTACTTAGACCTAAACATTCTAGGAACAAACCTAACCGAAGCTTTTTCACGGTCCTCACCAGCGGCTAGATCAAACTGCTCGTCATAATCTGCTTTAAGCAGGGGTAAACGCTCTGTTAACTCCGGAATCTTCATGGCGATGTAGTACGCCAACCCAGCAACTAAGCATGGGAAAAACCTAAAGTTTACGTCGGGAGTCTGTACACCACTGCCAGCATCTTGAATCCTTCTAAGCCGCCAATAAACCAAAGTGTAAGGCTGAGCAGTATCAGGAACAGGCCAAAGAGTAACTTTAGGGTTGTCTCTAAGTCTCTCAATCCATACTTGTATTGGTCGCCCAGTAGCAGTTTTACTAGGGATGGTGGCATATGTACTAACGCTGATTCTAGAAATAGATAAATCTTGTTGGTTAGACCCACTACCTGTACGCACAACGTGTTCAAGAAGGTCAATTGTGTCTGCAGGGAGGTTGTATGTGGCGGTGCCTGCTATCAAAGGAATAGTGCCTTGCTCGACTGTAAACAAGTTAATACCACGATTCTGCCACTCAATCATCATCAGATTCATACTACGACGAGCCGTGCGCAAGTCATAACCCGAACGCATCTCTCGCCCAGCACGCTCGAAAGCCTCTTCAGCGATCTCAGTAAAATCTAGTGTGAAGTCAGTCGTGCCAGAGGTAGTCATCTATATCTCGCTGTCTTTTTAGCAATTGATTTTGGCTGCTCCACAAACTGCTTTCCTGCTTTTTTACCTGCTCGTTTAGCTCTCGTTGTAGCT